CGGCGCATGGACGCCTGGCGGGCCGACGCGCAGAAGCCGCCGCCGTTCCGGTCGATGACGCAGGGCGAGGCGAACATGCGCGACCGTGAGAACGATGTCGCCGCCGCGCAGTCCGCACTCGACGAGGCCACCCGCAAGGCGCGTACCCGGGCCAATCGCAAATACCCCAAGAAGCACGGTTACCCGCAGGGCGCCCGGGACGAGTACATCGACCGGGAGACCTGGGAAGAGCAGCACACCTTGGGGATGGCGAAAGCCACGCTGGAGTATGCCCGCAACGCCGAGCCGAGCAAGTACGACAGCCAGATCGACACCCTGCATCCACCGAAGATGGATGAGAACGTCGACCGGTCGCGCCCGCTCGCCCTGTATGGCGACATGCTGCACGCCCGCGCTTACGACGAGGCCAGCTTCCGCGCGCTCGCCGAACTGGAGTCGATCCCGTTCGAGCTGCACCAGATTGTGGCTGCCGCGATGGTGCGCAGGCGGGAAACCCTTGCCGAATACCGAGGGAAGGCGAAGGGGAACCCCGGCATCTACGTAGGCAACGGCGGATCGGCCGACCTGTTGCCTGAATACTTCGCCGACTTCGCACATGAGCGGCCCCGGGGTTGGAGTGAAGGCGACACCTACTACGACGTGTCCGGCACGTTCTCGCCGCAGATTTTCGCCATCGCCATCGGCCACACCCAAAACCGCGAGGGTGCCGAGCATTCGGCTGCCGAACATGAGTTCGGCCATGCCCTGGATATGGCGCTGGGTGAGGGGCAGGGACAGTCGCGGTACGGTCCGAACTACGATGCTCGCGCATCGCATACTCCCGAATGGGAGGCGCTTCACGATCGCGTGCTGGCCAACCACGGTCCAGGCCTGAGTCCGTATTTCCAGCAGGAAGGCGACGCCGGCCGGCAGGAGTTTTTCGCCGAGGCGTTCGCGGTGTGGGTGGATGCCTACCGGAAAGCTATCGCGAGCGAGCGGGTCAGCGACGTCAAATCACCGGATCCCGACAACTACTACGGGAACAGGGCCGCAAGGGCGCTCAAGCGAAAATTTGACGTCAAGGATTGGGATCTGTTGAGCGACCTGCACAGCTACTTCCTGAAGTTGTCGGCCGGGGCGGGGGTGCAGTGGTGAGCGCGGAACCGTACCTCGACAACGGCGTGGTGATGATCCCGAAGCGGGCCGAGGGTCCGGAGGGCACCGTGGGGATCGGCTGGGTGCCGCTCGACCGCGACGACCCGCAATATCGACAGTGGCTCGACTACCTGTCAGCTAAAGGCATGCAGGCGCCCCGTAGCGGTCGCCGACCGGGGGAGGGCCGATGACCGGCAAGACACGCGCGAAGAGCCTGCGGTCGCTGCACTGGGACGAGGCGAAGCACCCTCGCGACAACGAGGGTAAGTTCTCCCGCAAGGCCGGGTCGAACTGGATGGCCAAGGTCGTCAAGCAGGTCGGCGCCCGGTTCGGCGACATCGGCGTGGCCGAGGGCGGCCGGGAACCGCAGGGCCGGCTCAGCACCGGCAAGGGCGGTCTCATCGACCTGGGCGCCATCTCCCGGGGCGCCAGGGAGCGGGCCGCCGCGCGTACGCCGGCCACGGGCGCCGGTGGGGCGCCGCTCGTCCCGGCACAGACCCTCGGCGGGGCGAAGGTCGAGCCGGGCTCGCTGAAGGTCGGCGACGTCTTCATGCGCAACGGCGCCCGCCACGAGGTGATTGCCGCGCCGCGCGCTGGCCGGCAGGCGGGCAGTACCGTGCACCGGGTTCAGGTGCGCCGCCAGGACGGCAAGACCGGGCCGGTGACGCTGACCGGGCCGGTCGAGAAGGTCGAGGCGCCCCCGGCGGTGTCCGGCCGCGCCCCCGGTGGTACCGCCCCCGTGTCGGCCACCGCGAGGGTGGATGCGGCCGAGGCCGACATCCGGGCTGTCCTCAAGGAAAAGGCGCCGTCCGGCGAATGGTTGGGTCTGGCCGACCTGCGTGACGCGCTCGGCGGTCAGCACCGCCGCGCCGACGTCGATGAGGCGTTGACCCGCCTCGCCGACGAAACGTCCGGTGTCCGGATCATCCCGGTGGCGAACCGGAAGTCGCTCAAGCAGCGTGACCATGATGCCGCGCTGCCGCTCGGCGGCGAGGACATGAACGCCATTGCGCTCCAGGCTCCCGCCGCGACGGGTCGCACGCCCGGTGGAGCCGAGTCCAGCGATGATTTCCTGGCTCGGATGTCGGCCAAGCGTCAGGCTGCCAAGGCGGCCGGCGGGGTGACTACCTCGACGTCGACCACCGAGGCGAAATCGAGCGTGCACACCGTCATGAAGGCTGCCGGCATCGAGCGGCCCGACGACAACGGCGCCAAGTCGGCGATCAGCCGTGCCAACGACCGTCTCGGCCGGGGTGAGGATCCGTCCTCCGTGGCCGGCTACCTGCGCGAGCAGGGGCGGGCGCTCGAACTGGAGCGCGAGGAGGTTTCTCCGGACGACGAACAGCGGTACTCGGAGCTGACGCAGAGCATCAACTCGTTGCGGCGTACGGCGAAAGCCCTGGACGGTGGCACGTCGGTTGACACGTCACGTGTCACGCGAAAGACTGGCGGGGTGACCACACCCCCCAAGGCGTCCGCCGAGACGCACGACGAGATGATCGCCCGTCTCCAGCGCGAGGCCGACACCAAGCTTGCGGCAGCCCGCGCCGAAAACCTCGCCACCCGCGAAGGTGTGCCGCCCACCGACGGACGCCCCGACGTGTCCGCCCTGGTCAAGATGCAGGGCGGCAACCGCGACTACGACCTTGGTAGCAGCCGAGGTCGCAAGGCGCACCAGTCCCCCGACATCGTGCGCGCAGGCAACGGCTACATGGACAACCAGCCCGCCTCCGCCGAAATCATGAACCCGGTCGACGGCAGCGGCGACTACCGGTATCGCATCTACAACGACAGCAACGGCGCCACCCTCGAAGAGGGCACCGCGCCCGACCTCGCCGGAGTCAAGGCCAAGGTCGACCGGATCTGGTCCAGCCAGCGCGGCGGCGGCATGGCCCGCAGCCCCGGCAACACGGTGCGTTACGAGGTGCGCGCGGCGCTCAGCGAGAAGGGCGACGCGCGAGGCATCCGCCAGAAGGAATCCCAGATCTGGGAGGTCGACAACCGGGGCAATGAGCGCCTCGTCAAGACCCGCGCTGGCGACCGGTACGGGGAGGGCAACAACCGCGAGGAGGTCGCCCGGCTCAACCTCGCCGAATACGACCGGGCCACCGCTGCCGGGGAAACCCCGTTGGCGCTGCCTGGCCACCTCGAATCCGGCCACCTGGAGCGGGCGCTTGCCGGCCGCGAGGTGACGGCCGCCCAGCAGGCCCGCATCGACGCGTACAAGGGCATGTCCCGGGCCAAGCTGCTCGCCAGCGCGAAAAGGGCTGGCGTGACTGTGGCGCGCGGCGAAAGCGAAGAGTCGATCGCCAAGCGGCTGGCTGACGCCGACCGTGCGGTATCGACGCCGCTGACCACCGGCGGTCATGCCAACCTCGACCCCCGCGTGGTCGAACAGATGCGCAAGGACATCCGCACGGACTCCTTTGGCAAGTCCAACAACACCAGCACGCATATCGATGAGGTACTTGCCGGTCGTCGCGCCACCGCCGAGGTCGCATCCGGCGGTCTGCCGACCGCCGCCGTGCGCGCCGCAATTCAGGTTGCCCCCGGCAGTATCCACAACGGCGAGGGTCTGGCCGAGGTGCGCCGGCTGCTCGGATTGCCGGACGTGCCGCGCGACGCGCCGGCCACCGAGGTCGCACCGGGCGATCTCAAGCCGGGCGACATGATCAACCATAAGGGGTTTGGCTTCCAGGTCACCTCCGTGGTTGGCACCGGTGACACGCGCACCGTCTCCGGGTTCGGCTCGTTCGGGGCGGACAGTTTCGAGGTGTCCAAGCCGACGTTGGCACGTCGGGCTGGTGCGCCGGCCGGAACGCCGTCGTTCAAACTCCCCGGCACCGCTCGCCGCGAAGCCACCGCCGGCAAGGTGCAGGCCGCTCAGGACGCGCTCAGTGCGGCCACGACCCGGGCCGAGGGTGACGCGGCCGTGGCCGACATGACCACGACCGAGCTGCGCCACCTGGCCGAGAAGCTCAACGTCCACATCGGCGGGATGAGCAAATCCGACGCCCAGCAGCGCATCGTTGAACGGGCCGTCGGGTCGCGCCTCAACTCGGCCGCGATCCGGGACCGTGGCAACTTCGCGGGCACCGGCTACCTCGGCGGCTCCGGGGCTCCCGAGGGTGAGGTGCGTTGGGTCGACAAGATGGGTCGCCCGGTCACCAACCCATCGCAGGTCGACATCGTGCGGGGCAACGTGGTGCGCGACACCGAAGAGGCCCGCGCCGAGCGGGTCGCCCGCCGGGCAGCCATCCCGGGCCGCACCCCCGGCGGCCGGACCGCCGCCACGCCGGTTGACCACGCCGACGTAGCCGCCCGGCTCAAGGCCGCCGCGACCCGCGCCGAGGCCGAGGCGATGCTCACCGGGCTGAAGCGCCCCGACCTGGAGAAGATCTACCAGGAGCTGCGGCGGGGAGAATCGGAAGGTCCCTTCAACCAGCGTCCGGGCATTCCCGCGCGCACCACGAAGGAAGCCGTCGAGCATCTCGTCGAGTTCGCCGTCGGTCGGAACATCGACGCGCGGGCCATTGAGCGTTCCGGCGGCAGGGCGCCGGGGGGAAAAGCTTAGGCCCGCAGGGCGGGCCGACCGATACCGAAGTGACCATCTGGAATCCGGAGACCAGGAAGCCCGCCCGCACTGAACGTCGAGCCATGGTAGTCAAGGGGCTGGAAAAGATTGCCGACCCTTCCCGTAGGCGTTTCGCTGAAACAGCGGTGCGGGAAGGGATGGCCAGCTATCGCCCTGAGTACCGGGCGCCCAACGTCGATTTCACTACCGGTGGCGGGGTGGAATCGATGAGCGCCAACTACGAGAAGACCGGCGTTCGTATCGGTACGGATAAGATCCAGATTCACCCGAACTACGTGGAGCACCGCGCCGACCGCATGGCGCACATGGTGCGTCACGAGAACGCACACCGTGCCGTTGAGGTGCTTCAGTCCAAAGTGGAGGCTCGCGAAGGTAGGGACGCCGCTCTCGCCTGGCGTGAGCGCGTCAATCGTGCGGCGGTCGAGTGGATGACCAGCGCACTTGATGAGGCGCCGAACGATCTACGCCTTGAGTACGGTCGCCTTCACCGCAAGTTCGCCGAGCAGCAAACGCGCGGCCACGGCTCGCCGCCCGACGAGGCTTTCGCCGACCTGGTGGGTTACCTTGCTGCCGGTGAGTCAATGCCAGGTGACACATCGCCGGTACTGGCGTTGATTCATGAGGCTGAACCGGGTGGAATCTTTACAGGCGACTTGACACGCGGAGTGTCAGGTAGGACTATTGGACGCGGCGGAACGGACGGAGGAGTACCCGGAACCAACCTCTCCACGGAGAGAAGTGAAGGGGCGCAGGATCGACGCCTGCCCGTTCCGCCATCCAACGTAAGCCCGCAGGGCGGGCGTGCCCGGAAGGTCACCAGCGGCGGCAAGCTTCAGCCCGATGTCGCCGGTGAGGAGCTGACCGCGCTCACCACGGCCAGCAGGCAGGCCGGGCGCGCCCTGCCCCCCGGCCAGCGCAAGGCCGTTGACCAGTGGGTGGGCAGCAAGGGCATGGTTCGCAAGATCCAGACCGGACAGGTCAGCGATGAGACGCTGACCAACTTCGATGACGCGATGCGGGGCATGCCCCGGGTCGACGGCCTTGTCTACCGGGCCGTCAACCCGTCCGGCGAGTCCGCCGCGTTCGCCGCGAACCTCAAGCCCGGCCAGACCATCGAGTTGGGCAGCCCCGTATCCACGTCGATCGACCCGCGCAAGTCCGGTGGGTTCGGCACCAACCTGTACGAGATCGAGTCGCCGGACGGGACCGCCTACGTCGGCGGTGTCGGCGCCGCCCACGCCTACGAGAAAGAGGCCGTGCTCGCCCCGGGCCGGTTCGAGGTCGTCAGTGTCGACCAGGTGAGCTTGGGACTGGGCAAGCACACCGCGCCGGTGCTGGTGGTGCGGCTGCGCGACACCACTCCAGCCGGGGACCGGTCGTGGAAGCCGAGCGGTGGTGGAGACTTCCGGCTCGCGGAGAGCGCTCCGTCGTCGTCTCAGCCGCGCCAGGGTCGTACCCCCGGAGGCGTCTCACTTGACACGTCGCGTGTTCCCATGAAAGATGGGGGCATGACCGAGACACCCACCGCCGCCGGCCCCGTCCCCAAAGTCACCGGCTACGTGAAGGGCCGGGAGATCCGCCCCGGCATGGTGATCAACGCCGCTGACCTGCTCCCCATGCACGAGCGGCAAGGATCGACCACCGGTGAGAACCCCAACCCGAGCGGTCACCAGCAGTGGATCCGCGTCGGCATGATCGGCAACTCCAACACGCCCGGCTTCAAGGAATACGAGGGCGGCGGCACCCTCACCGGCGGTATGTACATCGTCGTCGATCAGAGCGGTCGACCCGTCGGACGCATGTCCGCCAACACCATCGCCGAAACCACCGACCTCCCGACCGTCCACGAGGCGCAGATCAACCAGGTGCGCATGCCGGTCAAGGTGCGGGACAAGCGCACCGACGAGATTCGCGACAGCTTCACCGTCGTGGGTGTGCCGTCGCGGCACGCCCAGGAAGAACTGGGGCTGCCCGCGCCGCGCTTCCTGCGCGAGGGGGTGCTCGACCCGAACGACCCCAACTATGGCGTCAACGGCGACCACCCGAAGGGCACCAAGCAGCCCTTCGGCGGGCACGTCCAGGGCGCCCGCACCCGCGAAGAGGCGGCAGCCGACCGGACGCGCCGCCGCGAGGTGTACGCCGCTGGCGAAGAGGAACGGGCACGTCGCCTGGCGGAAGAGAAGGCGCGCAAGCGGGAAGAGGACGCCGCTCAGCAGGCCAAGCAGCGCGAAGAGACCGACAAGCGCATCGCCGAGGACCGCGAGCAGCGGCGTCGCAAGTTCCTCCGCGACCGGCACCAGGTCATGAGGGACATCATCGACGCGGGTGGTCGTGAGCGGTACGACTACGAGCAGCGCAAGGACGTGTTCAACAGCGATGTTGACGGCCTGCTCCGCGCCGAGATCAAGAGCTACCGGGGCGCCATCAACGACCTTGCCCGCGCCTACGACGTGAAGTGGCGCGGGAAGAACGACGACGAGAAGATCGACGCCATCATCGCCGCCGTCAAGGCCAACAAGACCCCCAACGAGGAGGTCGACGCCCCGAAGGTCAAGGCACCGGTCGACGAGGTCGCGAAGGCCACGGCCGCCGCCAAGCGTCGCCGCGCCGCCATCACGAAGGATTTCGACCAGCTCAAGGGCTACCTCGACGCCGGGGACGAGAGCAACGCGTCGTTCCACCTGCGGGTGCTCATGTCGGACAGCGCGGTGGCCCGGCTCGCCGAGGCGTTCGGGTTCGGGGAGCTGTCCGGTAAGCCGCTGCGCGAAGCGCTGTTCGAGGCGATCCGCGCCGGCCGCACACCCGACCTGGGCTGATGCACGAGCGCGCCCTCGCCGACCTGGAGCGGCGCGTCAGGGACTCCGTTGCCGGAGACCTGCGCGCCGCTCTCAGCGGCCTTGAGAGCGCCTTGGCCGCCATCTACGTCGCGGCGGCCGAGGACACCCGGCACAAGCTCCCAGAGGCCGCACAGGCCACCCTGCGGGCCCATCTCGTGCGCACCATCGAAGACCTCACCCGCCGCGACTACCGGACCACCCGGGCCGCGCTCATGGGCGGCTCCCGGGCCGCGCTGGCCGGCGGCGGGGCGGACCTCAACGTCGAGGTGGACCGCCGGCTCCCCGGCGACATCCGCGACGCCATCCGCAACACCACCCGCGACATGCGCGCCCACCTGGCCGCCGCGCTGCGCCTCGCCCGGCACGGCCCGCTCGACCGGCACGGCGACGCTCAGGCGGTCCTGGCCACGATACGCAAGGCGCAGACCACCGCCGACCGGGCCGCCGTCTGGGTCGTCCACCGGGCCCACAACGAGGGCCGCTCGCGCGCCATCGGCCGGATGTGGCGTGACGGCGTCGAGGTCCGCATGCTGTGGCACGCCGAACGGGACGCCTGCCCCGCCTGCCTGAGCTTCGCCGGGGCCCTGGCAGAGCCCGGCGAGGCGTTCCGCCCGGTCGTGCAGGCCGCCGACCCGTCCGCCCGGCCACGGGGTGCCGTGGTCGGGCCGCCGCTGCATCCGAACTGCCGGTGTGGCCTCGACGTCTGGATCGGCGCGGCCGAGGCCGACCTCGCGCCGACGGACCTGCCGCACGCGTTGCGGCGGGAGGCACAGCGTTCGATCCTGCGCGGTGACGCCCAGGGATCGCGGCCGGCGCGGCTGCGCGCGGCGGATCGGCTGCTCGACGCGGCCGGCCTGCTGGTGCCCAAGACCGTGGTGCGGCGGGCGCGCAAGGCGGTCGAGGCCGGCAAGTTCCCCACTTGACATGTCGCGTGTTCCCTGTGTAAGTTCGTCCTTGCCAGCGACGAACAACCCCCAGGGAGACCGAGATGACCGCCACGACCACCGCCCCGAGTCAGGCCCCCACGCAAGGCTGGACGATCGCCTGGCGCAAGCGCACCGCCAACCACTTCCGGCGGGCCAACAACTGGACCGGCACCTGGGCCGAGGCGTTCGAGATGGCCGCCGCGTTCGGCGAGCTGCACCCCGACCTCCAGGTGTACTACACCCCTTCGGTCGCCCACGAGCAGTGGATGCGCGACGAGATCGCCGCCGGCACCCTGGTCGACTACGGGTACTCCGAGGACTGGGGCAACATCCTCGTCGACTCCGGCAAGCGCATCCGCATCCGCGAGACCGGCGTCATCGAGGCCGAACTGCTCGACGCCGACATCAACAAGGTTGCCGCCGAGACCAACGAGACCAGCCGCATTCGCAGGCCGGGCGGCATCACCACCTGCAACCCGAAGGCTCAGGGCCAGTGGTTCACCAGCCCGGCCAAGTGCCGCGAGTGGGCCCGCAAGGTCCGCACCGAACAGCCCGCCATCTTCGCCAGCATGCTCGCCGCGAGCCGCACCGCCGACGAGCGGTTCGCGGCCGGCGCCCAGTGAGGAGACTCCCAGTGTTCACCATCGACACCCCGGCCGGCCGTTTCGTGACGGCCGGGGTCGCCTTCCCCGACGACGTGGCCAACCGGCACGTCATCACCACCGGCACCGACTACCCCTACCGGGAGCACGCAATGATCAACATCGCTGAGCTGACCAAGCGGTTCGGCCGCCCCGACCACGAGCAGTCCGCCGTGGCCGCGTGGACCGGCGACCCCTACGGCACCACCTGGAACGAGGAGGAGGCCGATCAGCTCCACCAGGCGTGGGAGGCCGACCAGCTCCGCATCGGCGATGAGGAGAGCTGACATGTTCCCTCCCGCTGGCGCGAGCGTGTACTACAACGAGGCGGGCGAGCCCCTCGGCTGGGACTCCCCCGGTGAGCCCGAGTACGACCCGGACGCCTATCTGGTCGACGATTTCGATGATGTCGACACCTTCGACGATGACGTCGAGGTGGCCGAGTCGGACCGACTCACCTGGGGTCCGGACGATGACGGGGCCGAGGCCGGCGGCGGCCAACACGCCTACTACTCCAACGACCCGTTCAACGACGGCGATGGGATGGTGTAACCCCCCTACCCCCTCGATCGCAAACCCCCCGGTCACGCTGGCGACCGGGGGGTTTGTTCCGTCTCCTGCCAAACCCGGCTACCCTGGGCCCACAGACGTGACGTCGAGCCCGTGACGGGCCCAAAGAGAGGCTGGCCGAGATGGCACCCTGCACCACCAAGCCGGGCCTTCGCCTGGCCATGTTCGACCCGTACACCCCCCTCGGACACACCTCGTGGGGCCCGATCTTCCCCGCCCAGGGCGGCCGGGCCAGCTCGCGCGGCGTGGACTTCATGGTCGACGACAGCGACGGCGACGACGACCCCTTCGACGCCGGGGAAGACGGGGACGACGATGACGGCCCCGACCCCGAGGACGACGAGCAGGACAACCGCGACCAGCGCGGCCGGCGCGACCCCCGCAGCCGCCGCCAGCGCGACGAGGGCGACGACGAGGACGACGACGGCGAAGACTACGAGCCGCCCACCCCGGAACAGTGGAAGCGCGTCACGGAGTCCTTGCGCAAGGCCAACAACGAGGCCGGCCGGCGCCGCGTCATCGCCAAGCAGCTCGAACGACTCGGCATCGACGGCGACAGCCTCGACGAGTGGCTGCTCGACCGGGGCATCGACCCCAGCAACGGCGAGCGCATCACCGACGACGGCGACGGATCGCAGGGCGACGGCGAAGACGGCGACGAGGGCCGCCGCAGCGGTCGCAACCGCGTTGAGACCGCCACCGAACGGCGCCGCGCCGAGCAGCGTGGCCACGCCCGCGCGGAGGCCAAATACAAGCCGGGAATGGCGATGTTCGCCACCGAGGCCGCATTGCACGGGGCCGGCTGGTCCGGCAACGACATGGGTCTGGTGCTCCGGCTCATCGACATCGGCGCGATCGACGTCGAGTTCGACGGCGAGGTTCCCACCGTGTACGGCCTCGACGAGCAGATCGAGCAGATCAAAAAGGAGTTCCCGTCCTGGTTCCGGGGTGGCCGACCCGCCACGACCGCCGAGCGCCGCCCGGCCCGCCGCGCGGCCGGCGGGGTGCGCGAGGTCGACGGCGGCGAGCGGCGCCGCTCCGGTGGCCGGCAGCCCACCTGGAAGGACCTCGTTGACCGGCAGCTCACCGGCCGTGGTCGGCGGTGAAGGCCCGGGGGAGTGACTTCCGGGTCGGCCGGGTGCTCCACGAGGACGACGATTTCCTCACCCTGGAGGTCGCCAAGAACCCCGACCGCGAGCTGCGCCTTGAGGAGGGTGACCGCTTCCTCACGCTGCTGTTCGTGCAGAAACGCCCCGGTGGCCGCCCCGGTGATGTGCGGGCCTGGCTGCCGTGGGGACGCGGCGACAGGGACTAACGCACCGTTCAGCCGGGAGGGGTATCCTCCGAAACGACACACCGGACAGTGGAGGACCTGATGCGTATCGAACTGGGCGATGCCGCCCTCGACATCAACCTGCACGTGTACGGGCTGCGTCGGCACCGCCTCGTGTGGCACGTGGGTGCGCCCCGCGACACCGGCCCGGCGGATCGCATCGTCAAGGGCCCACCCTACGGGCCGACCCCACGGAAGGTGGATTTCATCATGGATCTCAAGGCAGACAAGCAGGTCGAGGTCGACGTTCAGTTCACCGACGAGGTGGGCAACCCGGTCGACGACCCGGGCGACGCCACGGTCAGCTACACGACCGACAACCCGACCGTGCTCAACGTGACCGACCACGGCGACGGCACGGCGACGGTCGCCGCGACCGGCACCCTCGGCGCGGCCAACGTGCACGTCGCCGTATCCTCGCCGACCGTCGGCAGCCTGACCGGCGACCTCGGTGTCACCGTCGTGGCCGGCCTCGCCGAGCGGGTCAACATCGTGGCGGGCGAGCCGACCGAGGTCACCCCGGACGCGTAAGCTCAGGCTGCGCTTACGTAGACAGTCGCATATCACCACGGAACGCCCATCGTCCTTTACGGGGGACGGTGGGCGTTTTCGCATGGTCGCGCTTGGTTAGTAAGGACAACTGACGTACCATGCGTGATCAGGTAGGCGCAATGCACCCGTGACGGGTGGGCCGCCCCTCGCTCGCGACGAGCAATCGATCATCTCCCGATTGTGCGCGAGCGAAAGGAAGCCTCCATGACGCGCACCGGCTCCCGCATGGTCTGGGACGTGCAGCCCGACCGCGATGCCCTGCTCAAGCCCGAACTGCTCGGCGTCACCCCCTCCGGCCTGCCCATCTGGGCCGCCGCCGGTGGCGCGCCGATCACCATCACCGACTGGATCCCGATCGAGTACGACTCGGACGTGGTCCAGCGGGTGCGCATGGAGTCCGTGATCGAACGGGTCGGCCGCCGGGTCCGGATGGGCTCGAAGACCAAGTCGATCCCGCGTTCGGCCGGCGTCACGGTCACGGTCAACACCACCTACACCGACGACGCCTCGACCAACGACGAGACCACGCTGACCGCGCGCCGGTTCATCGCCCGCGTCCAGATCGACGAGGATGACCTCGCCGACGCCTCCAGCCGCATGGACGTGCTCGGCACGAAGGCGCTCGACTGGGCGATCTCCTACGCCGACGTGTTCGACAACGCCTGCCTTGGCACGACCGGCGCGGAGAACGGGACCACGATCCCCTTCACCTCGGCGTACCGCCGGCTGCGGACCACCGAAAGCGACATCGGGTACACCGCCGACGACAACTACACGACGTGGGACGACGACCTCATCTCGCTGCCGGCCACCCCACTTGGGACCAGCCTGTACGAGAAGCTGTCTTTCATCTTCAAGAAGGTGGAAACCGGCAAGTACTGGTCGCAGCCCGACATGGTGGTCATCGCCCACCCGGGCTGGCGTGACGCGCTGCGCCTGTGTGTCGACGCGCAGGGCCGCCCGATCTTCACCAGCGGCGGCGGCCTGCCCGGCAACGGCACCCCGGACACCCTGTTCCAGACGCCGATCATGTGGTCGCGCGGCTGCAAGTCCACGCCGACCCTGTCGGGCTCCCCGACCGGCAACGACCTGCTGTACTTCGTCAACCAGCGCTACCTCGCGCGCGGCGACCGCAGCGGTCCTGAGACCCTGGCCGACGACGCGCGCGCTCAGGACGACAGCGACAACTACGCGATCAAGTTCCGGGCGCGGCGTGCCTTCCAGCTCACCCACCCGAACGCGGCGGCCGTCCTGGAGCGCCTCACCGACTAGTAGCCCCCACGGGGCAGACGGGCCGCACGTGGAAGTGCGCGCGGCCCACCCGGACGCACCCGGCGGCGAGCCACCGCCGCCGGGTGTATCCACATCCAGCGGCGAGGAAAGGGGCCCGGATGGTCGCGACCCGCCTGGACATCCTCGTCGAGCAGGGTGCCACCCTTGAGATCGTCGCCGAGGTCCTCGACGCCGGGGGGGTCGACCCGCGCACTGACCTGGCCGGGTGGACCGGCGCCATGCAGATCCGGCCCACCGCCGACTCCGCCACGGTGCTCGCCACCGCCGACGTCGCGGTGGACGGCGCCACCGCCCAGGTCACCGCGAGCGTGCCCGACTACCTGACCTCGGCCATGGCGTGGCGCAGCGGCGTCTACGACCTGATCATCACCGACGGCGACCGCACCGAACGGCTGCTGTACGGCGTGGCCCGCCTCCGGTCGTCCACCACCCGGGAGGCAACGCCCGTGACCGTCGTCAACAGCATCAACGGCCAGTCCGGCATCATCACCGGCTTTGACGCCGACGACGTGGGCGCCATCGCCAAGACGGTGGTCACCACCAAGGGTGACCTCATCGTCGGCACCGGCGCCGGCCTTATCACCCGCCTGGCCGCCGCTGTCAACGGCCGGGTGCTCACCGCCGACGACACGGCACCCGAGGGCGTGAGCTGGCAGCCGCCGGCCAGCACCATCAATGTGCGTGGCGCGTGGGCTGCCGCGACCGCGTACGCCGTCGGTGACCTCGCCACCCTCGGCGGGGAGCTGCTCTACTGCACGACCGCTCACACGTCCGGCTCGACGTTCGCCTTGACCAACTGGACGAACCTCACGGCCAAGCCCGGCCGCTACAACGTCAAGTTGTACGGCGCCAAGGGTGACGGCTCGACCGACGACACCGCCTCGATCAACGCGGCGGTCAGCGCGGCGTTCACGGCCGAGACGGCGAGCGGCACCTCGTACGCGGAGATCTTCTTTCCGGTCGGGGAGTACATCGTTTCGGCGGCGACCACCAAGGGTGGTGCCACCCAGGGCAACGCGCAGATCCCCCTACCGGTCGTCGCGACAACCGATGAGAAATTCATCATCGTCTTTCGGGGGGAGACCGAGGACGCCACCGGTTTCGTGCACTGGCAGCAAACCGTGGCCCAGCGCTCCGGCGCGGTGGTGCGCTCCACGCTGACCGGGCTGGCGTCCGACCCGACGTGGCTCGCGCCGAGCATCATTGGCGGGCCCACCATCGCGCAGGGCTCCGGCATCTTCAGCAACCTCAAGGTGGTCTTCCGGGGCCTCACCGTGATGGCACCGGTCAACCCCGGCATCATCGCGGTCGACCTGCGTTACTGCGCGCAGGCCGGCGGCTCCCTCGCCTGCCTGGCCAACGCCCCGGCGGTCGGCTCGCCCAGCATCACGACCACCCCCACCAACGATCTCGGCATCGGCCTGCGCGCGCCGCAGAACGGCAACAACGACTGCGCGTTCTTCGACGACGTGGCAATCGAAGGGTTCTACTACTCCACGTCGGTCGGCGAGCACTTCACCGCGAGCAGATTTGCCGCCATCTATACCAACGTGGCGGTGTTCATTGCCATCGGCGGCGGGAGCTTCCACGGCTGCACCATCCTCAACATGTCCGTCGAGGCCGCCCAGCACGTCTTCCAGACCTCGGCCACCCCGGGCTCCTCGTGGCCGCTGTTCGTCGGTCAGCTCGCCATGGAGTCGATCGGTAGCTCCTGGGTCGACGACGCCAACAACGCATTGCACGGCGTCGTCTACTACACGGAGACGCTCGACGCGGCGCCGGTGTTCAACGGTGGCGCCAACCTGAAGGTGCTCAGCGTCGCCCAGCTCGGCGAGCCCGGCCCGAAGACACCGCCGGCCGTGCCCGCCAGCACTACTCCGCTGACCAACCCGTTCGCGCGTGACTGCGTCGTCATCGTCAACGGCGGCACCGTCTCCGCGATCGCGGTGGCCGGCACCGCGACCGGCTACACCTCCACCGGCCACACCGTCGTGGTGCCCGCCGGGAAGACCATCACTCTTACCTACTCGTCCGCGCCCACCTGGACGTGGCTCGCGCTGTAACCGAAAGAGGTGGACGCCATGGCGAAGAAAGCGGCAAAGCGTAAGACGGCAGTGAAGTCCAAGACGATGGCCGCGATGCGGCGGCGGGGCATGTCCAAGGGGGCGGCGGCGAAGATGGCTTCCCGCGCCGCCCGCAAGTGCTAGCGGCGAGGATTCTCCATGGGTAGCTTCGTTTTCAACGTGTCCAAAGGCAAAGTTGCCTACTACGCCTCGCTCCCCGGCACCAACGACGCGCTGATCGCCATCCCCATCGAGGCGACCGGCGTGCAGGCGGACGCCACCCTGATCGACCTCGACACGGTGGCCGCCATCCTCGCCGGCTCCACCAACGAGCAGGCCACCATGGGGCGCAAGACCCTCGCCGCCGTGTCATCCACAGTGGACGATACGGCCAATCAGGCGGTCGTTGATGCCGACGATGTCACGTGGTCGAGCGCGACCGGTAGCGCCGTCTCGGATGTGCTGATCGCCTACGACCCGGACACCACCACCGGCGATGACACCACGCTCATCCCGCTGACGTGGCACGACTTCGTCGCCACCCCGGATGGCACGGATCTGGTCGCGGCCATCGTCGACCTGTTCACCGCGAGCTGACCCCACCATGCCGGCCTCGTTGATCGACTTCAACACGTTCGTGTTCGCGGATGGCAACGCCGGCCACGTGATTGACCTCGGCTCGGCGCTGGCCGCCAACGAGGAAGACGTACTGTGCGTCAACTCGAACACGGTTGTGTCGACCCCGGCCGGCTTCACGGCCGGACCGACGGCGGTGGACGGCCAGGGCGCCTACATCTTCCGGCGCAAGGACTCCGGGGCGCAGCTCGTCACTATCACCACCGCCGGCAACCACAACACTTCCGTCATCTGGTCGCGGTGGGGCAACATCAACGCAGCCGACAACGCCAAGGCCACCATCGCCACCGGTGCCGGGTCGAGCAGCCCTCCACACTCGACCGACGCGCTCGCCGAGACGAACGAACTGTCTATCGCGTTCGCGGCGCTGCACAGCCTCGGGGCGCCGCTGCCCACCGCCCCGGTGTGGTCGGCCGGCTACACCCCCCTCGCGGAGACCCTCCAGGGTTCAGGGAGCGCGGGCGTGATTGGCTACGTGGCGTACCGGCTCGACGCCGGCACGGCACCCGAGTCGCCGTCGGTGACCTGGACGAATGCGTCAGCCAGCGACCGGTACATGCTCACGCTGACCTTCACCACCCTTTCCGGCGGTCTCACCATCCCGCTGGCCACCGTCACCGAGACGGACGCGGCGGGCATCCTCACCCCGAAGAAGCAGCGGCTGCTGGTCACCACCACCGAGGTCGACGCGGCCGGCACGATCACGCCGGTGCGGCCGGTGGTGCCCGACCTATCCGTGGTGGTCGCACCCCAGCGTGCCGTGGTGATCAGTGACGGCTGACCGGCCGGGGCGGTACCCTCGGAACACGGTTCGTTCGGAAAACTTACGAAGAGGCTGAGGCTGAGATGACCGTTACGCAGATCGACCCCCGCACCGACCCGGCCACGATCGACCCGGAGCTGCTCGCCCAGCAGTTCCCGCGTGTCGTGCCGAGCACGCTGAACCGGGGGCAGCTCCTCAAGGCGTGCAACGTCCGCCCGGGTCTGGAGATCACCGTCTCCGACACCAACATCCAGTTGATCGAGAAGCTGACCG